CAGATCGAAGCGCAAGTCTACACGCAAGGCGCCATCGGTGCGCTCGAAGGGCTTGGACTTGGCGGCCTAAAGTGGATCGACAAGACGCCATTCGGAAAGACCGTCAAGCAAGGCGTTGCTCGGTATCTGTTCGGTGGAGTCAAAGAAGGTGCGCAAGAAGTCCTGGCGGGTGCGCTGGTTGACGTGTCGGAGAAATACGGCGGCATTGACCCGGAGCGGAACATTCTGGACGGGGAGAAGATCGCCCGGACGTTTGGGGCGAGCTTTATCGTAGGCTCTGCTTTGACAGGCCTGGAACGCTCCGAACAGGAAACGTTGATCAAGGGGCAAGTTGCGCTCAACAAGATCGCCAAAGTTGAAAGCGCAAGCGTTCTCGACGGCTCGCATCCTGTCGTACAACAATTGCAATCCGTGATCGACGGCAACGCATCCGACGAAGTCCGGGCGGCTGCGTTGGAAAAGCTGGGCCAGTTCCGCGCGAACGCTCGGGAGCTTCTTGATTCGGTGACGCAGAACGAATCCCAGTTGACCGAAGCGGCGACCGTCGCGGGCATCATCCAACCGGAGGATAATCGTTCGCAGATCGAACGGCTTCTTGGCCCTGAGCAAATCGTCGCTCTTCGGGATGCGGATGAAGCGGCGTTTTCGGAATCCTGGAAGGGGTTGGACAAGGCCGACAAGTCAGCGATTCGCGAAGCTCTGGGCGTTTCTCCGAAGGCAAAGATTGCCGACGTTCGCGCGGCGTTTGTGAAGCAAGCGGAAGGCGTCGCAGTCGAGCCGGATCTTGCAACGGCAACGACTGCCGACCTTGTGCAGTTCTGGGAAACGCTTGACGCTCAACGCGGCGAGGCCCCATCGAAGATTGCCATTGTCCAGACCGAGGCGGACCTGCAAGCGGAGATTGATCGTGTCGGAATCACGCAAGAGGCGATGGATGCGGCGGTTTCGGTCGCGGACTCGCTCACGATTTCGGATGCATCCGTGACGGCTGACCCAGATATCGTCCGCCCTGCTGAATCGGAGTTTGGCGAGTCCTTCGAGGTGCTTGGCGCCAACTGGGCCGAATACGAAAACGGCGTCCGTCAGTCTGCAATCTCGGTCGTGGCCGGGGAAAAGGCGCCTCTGATTCTGGCGCGGGAGAAGTCGCAAGCGTGGTTTAAGACTGCACTCAGCAGAGGCGAACTATCCCTTGATGAACTCCGCGCGGAGCGTGCGAGCTATGAGCAGTTCGACCCGGAAGCGGCCAGCAAGGCGCCAGACACGGACGAGGGAATGATCGAATGGGCGTCCGACCTTGCGGTTGACTACCTGACCGGCAAGGCGACGCAGACAAAGACGCTGCCGGAGCGTGTCCGCAACTTCTTTGCGGCTCTCGGTCGATGGTTCGATCACATCATGCGGCGGAGCGTGCGATTGCAGAAAGCTCTCGACGCTGGCGCAATCTCTCCCCGCTTTGAAGGTCAGCTGGCGCAAGCAACGGGCATTCAACGCGGCGCGGAATTCAACCCGACCGAAGGATTGAGCGATGCCGAAGCGTTGCAGTTTAACGCGATTCGCGGAAAGACCGAAGCGGAGGTTGACGCTTATCTTGCGAAGAATCCCGACGTGTCCGACGAGGTTCTCACCGCTTACCAGGAAGACTTGCGGCGGTCGAAGGCGAGTCGCGAGCAAGCTGGACGGATCACGGTTCCGGGCGTTGCGGATCAAACTACGCTTTCCGTCTCTCGCCGTATGCCCGCGCTACGCATGACCCGAGAAGGGTTGCGTGAATCCATTGGTCGAATCAATGAAATCATCCGCGATCTTCCGCTATTCCGTCCAGCCAAGCGAATCAAGATCACGCTCCGCGAAGCGCAAGACTTGGCGCTAGGTGGCAGGATGGGTGAAGCGATGGCGCGTCGGAACCGGCTTGAATCCTGGCAACGTGACGCTGTTGTGAAGGCCTACCGGCAAGCTATGGGCCGCGTTCGTCAAGCTCGCCAGGATCAAGGCGAAGCTGGGCAACGTGTGGAGCGCAAACGTATCGAATCCGAATCCCTGGCGGTCGAGAAGTTGGCCGTTGAAGAGTTCACCAATTCGCCGGTTGTGTCTGCCATCCTTGCTTTGGGCGGCCTGAAGAGCAAGAAAGCGGCGGCAAAGAAAGAGAATTTCCGGCTCAACGCTGGCGACTATGATGGTGCCCCGAACCTTTCAAAGCGCGAGACCTCAGCCCTTTACAACGATGTAGACGGCGAGAGTATCGACGTTCTTGCGACCTCGATTGCAGAGCAAGGCTTGATCCCTGACGGCAATCCCCAGTCTCTCTGGGATGCCATCGACAAAGCCTCAAATGATTCAAAACGTCAAGCGGCGCGGCGATACCAAGAAGAGACCCGGGGCGAGTTCATGAACGCGCTAGGGGCCGGTCGGCAATTGATCTATTCCAATGATTTGGCGGTAGGTGACCAGCTGCAAATCGGCGGGCAGGCGATGACCGTAACGGACGTTTCAGAAGACGGCGCCGTTACTGTGCGCGGCGAGAAGTTTGGAATTCAAACCATTGATCCTGACAAACCTCTTTATGTGGACCGCGTTCTTTCTTCTGCGCTTGCTCCTCAAACCATGGACGAGAACCAAGCGGCGCCACCGGAAGGCCTACTGAGCGTTGCGGAAGGGCGGCGCGTCCTTGAGTTGGATGTTAACGCGGAGATGCGCGAGACGTTCAAATCACGGATGGCAATCCTCAATGCTGTGCGCGACCTAGAAAGTATCCTTGCGGCGCTCCCGCCGGAACTGCGCGGCATCATTGGCGGATTCGGAACCATCGCGGCAAGCGGCCCCCGTGTTCGCCGGAAGGTGCTGCTTGAGAAAGCGCGGAAAGCGCAAGGCGTCCTTGAACGCCACGCTCAAAGGACGCTTATCGAGCAAGCGCACCGGATCATGGACCTGGGCGAAGCTCGGTTGAATGCCAAGGGATCGCCGGAGGGTCCAGCGGGGGCGGAAGTTGGGGCAAGGATTGGCAGGATTCGGGAGATTGCCAAGCTATCCCCGGATGAGGCGGCGGCACGGATGCAAGTCCTCGATGGGCTGATTGCCGAGGAAGAGGACGCAGACCGAATCACGGAGCTTTTTGAAGAGATTCTGGATGTCGCGCAGTTCTCCGACCTGGAAAACCGGGACGCAACAACGCTTTTCGGAGTCGTCGATTACCTTCGCGAGTTGGTCGATACTGGACGTTCTCAGCGTCGCGCCCTGGTGGAGATGCAACGAAAGGAGAACGAGGATGACCGGCGCCAAGCTATCGACGTGATGACAGGCGCGACCGCTTTGGCAAACTCCGCCGACGCTTCCCGCGAAGCCGACAAACTCGGGAGCTTCTTGGAGCAGCTTGACCAGTTCAACCGCGCCCATCTTTCCTGGGAGTGGCTTCTAAACGCAACGTCCCGACTGGACAAGTCGAGCGCACCGTTGCGGTCGTGGGTAAACCAAAAGTTTGGGCGACTTGTCCGCAAAGCCGAAGCCGGAGAACAAGCGTTCATTCGAAAGAAGAATAACGCGATGCTGGCCAAGATGGCGCAAGCTCGCGGGATCGACACGACAAGGCGCGGCTGGCAGTTCCGCTTATCACAAGCGAGCGTTGAGCATTACCAGAAGCAAGACAAGACCGGCGTGATGCGTCGGGAAATTTCCGATGACCGGCGCGAGGTTCGAGACGTTCCAATCGCTCTGGCTTCCGAGCTGCAACGCGGGCGGATTCCAACCGATGAATCAGGCAAGAAGCTTGGCCAGAATCCGAACCAGCAACGGATTATCCTGGAGGCGTTGCAAGCCTACCAAGAAGAGGTTGCGGCGGTTGCGCAATCGCTCGAAGCCGAACAGGCGGAGCTTGCGCGGCTGACTGGAACCGCGACCGAGGCCGAAGTTTTGGCGGCATCAAAGAAGCGCGTCAAGGCTCTTGAATCCAAGCTGCGCGGCCTGAAGAGTAGGACGAAACTGAAAAGCGTTGACTTGACCGACTGGGACTCTGTGCCGCTTGTCGAGCAACGGCTTTCCCAGGATCAAGCCATCAAGATCACGCTCGTTGCTCGCCAGGAGGACCAGCAAGCAAGCTTGCTTCACTGGGGATGGACTCCTGAAGTTGTGGAGCAAGTCGAGGCGTTCCTTACTCCTGAGAGTCGGGAGCTTCGGGACTGGCTGGCCGACGAATACAACGCGGGATACGACGAGATCAACGCCGTCTATAAGGGAGAGTATGGTGCGAATCTCCCGAAGATTCTTAACTACTCCCCGGCTCCGAAGATCACGAGCAAGTCCATGGCGGACATAAAGCTTTCGGGCGATGTCGGCGCGGCTGGGAATCTTTCCCCTGGATTCCTAACAACCCGTGTGAAGAACATGGCGGAACCGAATTTCGAGACAGGCGCCGTCTCCGAATATCAGCGTCACGTTGCGCAGATGGGGCACTTCATCAACTGGGTTGCACCGATGCGCAAGCTTCGTTCCGTGTTCGGTCACAAGGACGCGCAAAAGGCAATTACGCAAGCCGGGGGGCGTGCGCTCAATGCAGAGATTCAGGCACGGTTGCGGATCTTCGCGGACGGCGGCGTTCGCAATGCGCAATCGCTGGCGTGGGTTGACACGATTCGGCGGGCTTTGGTTCTCAAAGGGCTTTCGTTCAACCTTGGCCAGTTCCCTAAACAATTGACCGGCATCCCGGCCTATATGTTTGAGGTTCCGGTGCGGAAGTTTCTGAAGTATCAAGGCGAGCTTGCGGCGGAGTTTGCCAAAGCGGTCGCGACTGGGGAAGCATCGGCAGATTTGCAAGCCGTTCTTGAATCGGACTTCATCAAGGATCGCTGGAATGATGGTTATGACCGGGACGTTCGGGCGATTCTGTCTGGCGCTTTTGATAAGCGGCCGGGCGGCGAGATGAAGCCAAAATCACTCCTTTCGCACATTATCGAAAACGGCATGATGCCTTCCCGCGCGGGCGACCTTTCGACGGCAGTCGTCGGAGGATACGCGGCCTATCGGCATGGCAAGGAAATCTACCTTCGCGAAGCTCGGCAACGCGGCGAGGATGTCGATTCTCCGGCAGTCCAGAGAGCAGCGCGGGAGGAAGGGTTGCTCTACATGGCCGAAGTGACCGAGCGGACGCAGACAGGGAGCGGGTTGAAAGATCTTTCCTCGTTCGAGTCTGGCGGCTCTGCGTCGCGGTTGTTCACGGTGTTCTTGACCAACGCGCGGAACTATTACCAGTCCACCTACATGACCCTGCCGGATGCCATCGCAAACCGGCCCGGGGCGCGGAAGGACTTTGCGCGGCGGTGGATCGTCGGGCATATCGTCCTTCCAACGTTGTTTCAGCTTGTCGTGGATGCGCTGAAGGTGCCGTTTCAAGACGACGAAGAGCGTGAGGATTATCTCGATCCTGTCGAGGCGTCGAAGCGATACGGTTACATGATGGCCCTTGGCCCGCTGGCGGGACTGTATGGCGCAGGCCAAGGGATCGCCTTTGCTCTCCAGAAGATTTTTGATCAAAAGGGCTTTTCAGCACCCAACCCGGTGACGGCGGCGGTCGTGGAATCCGGTGACGGGCTGGCGATGCTGGCCGATGGGGTAGAAGATGGCATCACCCTGGAAGACATCACGAAGACCACGCTCGAAATCCTCGAAGCTCACGCGGCGTTGACCGGGGGCGGAACGCTCGTTATCCCGATTGCGGAACGCGGCTTGAAGTCTCTCGGGTTGGACGATGACCTTGACCAAGCTCTATTCGAAAGCCCGACCGAAAAAGCGGCGAGGGTGGCGGACGAGCGATGGGACGGGATGAAGCGCGACCTCGCCAAGCTGGACGACAAGGCCCGGAAGGGTCGCGTTGCAGAGATGCGCAAGGCTGGGGACATCACCAGTGCAGAAGCCAAGTTGTTGGCGCGGACGAAGAAAGAGCGCGAGGAGTCGCCGGAGATCAAGAAGCTACGCGGCTTCGGAACGGCCAGCGGCGCCAGGGCGGCGGCAATGCGCGAGCAACTTCGCGGACTGCCGGAAGCGGCGCGTCAAGACCTTATGGACGAATGGGAAGCGGCAGGCCTCCTGTCTTCAACAATCACCGCTCAATTGTCGCGTGTGCAACAGGGACGGTAATAATCGCCAGGATGATGGAGACGATCACCCATGGAAGAGGGTGCGCTCCATTGCTTACCATGATGCGGCAAAGCTCGAATCCTCCAAAGATTGCGGCCATGCCTGCAAGGGCTCGATTCTTTCGGGTATTCATTACGTTGATTGTCCGAACATATCAGTTAGTCCGCCCTATTCTTTAATAGGGCTCTGCGTTATTAAAGGTTGAGCTGTCAAGGAATCCTTGCCAACTGCAAGCCTCATCTTCCTGAATTCGTCCCCGGCATAGGTCGCGGCCACCGCAACCCAGATCAGAACCAACACGCTCAAAGCCCATTTCTTCGCCATGGGAGATTGTCCGCAAGGGTTGAAAGAACGCAATTCAGAGTAATTCTAGCGTTGCATTTTAGTGATTATGAATGATGCTCTGTCAGGCAGAAAATTGACTCATTGAAATGAAGCTGGAAGAAAGATTGACGCTTGAGGATGTGCGCGGGCTTTTAGCCTACAATCCTAAAACGGGCGTGATTACCAATAGGATCAGAAGAAACCCTAGGGCTGCGGCTGGCGCTGCGGCTGGATGTGTGGGAGGGCACGGGTATGTAGTGGTTGGGATCAATGGTAGGCTATTCCGGGCGCATCACTTGGCGTGGCTGCTGCATTATGGGATGTGGCCAGCTTCATCAATCGACCACATCAATAGGAACAAGCTAGACAACAGCATTAGCAATCTTCGCCTCGCATCTGATAGCGAACAGATGTGGAATCAAAGAGTCCGCAAAAATTCAACATCGGGCATCAAGGGGGTTATTTGGGTCAAGAAGCTGAAGAAATGGCAGGCATCAGCCTGCATTAATTACAAGAGGTTTACCTTTGGTTGCTTCGAGACAAAAGAAGAGGCGGCTGAGGCGGTTCGGATCGGGCGCGAGCGACTACATGGTCAGTTTGCCTGTCACGCCTAATTCTAAGCCGTCATTTCACTGAGTATTGACAGCATGGCGTTTGCGCTGTATGATGTTCGTCATACAAGTCAGGGTGGAGAAGCCCGGTTTACCTTGTCAGGCTCATAACCTGAAGATCGCCAGTTCGAATCTGGCCCCTGACTCTTTTTCATGACGAGAGCCGAAACAGCCCGAAAAATCGCAGCCAACCCGGGCGGATACAAGATTTGCCAGGGTTGCGACTCCATCGTTGAGGCTGACGTTACAATCTGCGCGAACTGCCGCGCGTATCGCTTCGAATCCAACGCGCGGCTTGTGATTGCTCACGCGATGCTGCTTGGATCGAGGGCAAGGCAGACACCGATTCCAGAAGATTACCAATGAAAACCACCGATCTAATCGAATCAGCCCGTCGAGCACTTAACGCGGGAGACTTTGCCGGAAGCCTTGCGGCAATCAATGCGCTTGAATCGGCGTTGTCTCCCGTGTCGTTTGTTCCTGTTTCTGGCGCGAACACCCTCGGCCAGGGGGCTTTGACAAAGCGTCCAGGCACAAGGCGGGCTAAGGTCGCGATCTGCGTCGGCCATTCCCGCCAAGGAGACAAGGGCGCGGAATCGGTAAATGGCGTGACGGAGTGGACCTACAACCGCGACGTTGCGGAATACCTGTTCACGGAACTTGGAAAGCGCGGCATCGATTCGAAGATCTTCCACCGCTACGCCGGACTTGACTACCCGTCCGCGATGAAATGGCTTGCGGCCCAGGTGAAAGACTACGGCGCAGATTGCGCCCTGGAACTCCATTTCAACAGCGCGGGCGCGATGGCGAGCGGTTTCGAGGTGCTTTGTTTCGATCCCCGAAAGGACATCCCGTCAACGCGGTTTGCAAAGTCCGTGCTGGACAAGATGGCGAAGGCATGGCCGGAAGGACGCAACCGCAACGTCAAATGGGCGGAGCGTGGCCGCCTCTTCATTGAGTCGCTCCCCTGCCCTGCCATCATCGTCGAGCCGTTTTTCGGCAGCAACACATCCGACTGGGAGCGGTGGAAGAACGCGCAAGCTGAACTGGCCGGGATCTACGCGGACGGGGTCCAAGATTGGATGCTGACCCTGGCAAAATGAAAGCAACGCTCGAATACAACGATCACTGGCACGCGCTTCGCCTGTCATCGCGTCGCCTTCGGATCGTCATCACTGCCCTCCCCTTCCGCTTTTGGGAGGATCGCCGGATCTGGGCCTACTCTACGGAGTCGTTTGGATGGTGGGGCGGTCGCGTGTTTGGGCCGGTGACGGTTTTGGTTCCCTGTGAGTCGATGAAGGCTTCGATTCTCTGAATGCTAGACTTTTTCCGTTGTCGGATCCTTGCCCATAAAACCTTTCCTTGTCGGAAAAACCATAAATCTTAATGGGTTCAGAAGGAAAAGCGGCGAATCCTACGGGGTAAAAAGTGCGCGATACAGGATTTGAACCTGTCTCCTACTCAGGCTTAGTATTTTCTCAAGGTATGGATTTTGCGGCATTTAGAATCAGACTTGAGTGATGCGTTCTTAGTTGCGAGTTAGGTTTTATTGTCGTTTCTTGACGGAACCTCTTGATTTGTTGGCGCAAAGGCTAGAATTTCAGCGATGCCTAAATCTCCTGCCGTCAAAGTCCGATTCGACGCAACAACAGCATATTGGTGCGTCGATGCTCCGCCGTCAATCTCCCCGACTGGTGTTCGTTTGCGCGAGCATTTCCGAGACGAAATCAAAGCGCGTGACCGTGCGGCGGAACTCCGGCAAGCCGTCCTGAGGAATCAGTCGGGCCGGAAAGCAATCAGTGAAGACCTCGCGCGGGTCGCGGTCTACTATGACGGGATCTTCCAGGGGCTCGGCTACGACGGCTTGGAGTCCGCTTGCCGTGAGTTCCACCTTCGAATCCAATCAACGGCAGGTTCTCCAACCTTGCGCTCCCTGGTCACTGCTTACCTTCAGGAGATGCCCGCACCTTACAACGTCGCGGTGTTCCGTCGCCTGGAGGCCGCGCTTTCCCCGGGACTCTTCGACAGAGAGACTGGCACGATGGACGGCGATTTCTGGCGGGATGAAATTTCCGCTGCATTCCGGCGCCGCGGCTGGTCCGCGAAAACTCACAACGATCTTGTGTCGTACCTGCGAAGCCTCTTCCAGTTCGCGGTTGACAATCGGAAGTTGCCAATCAACCCGATTGCGGCAATCAGGCCGAAGAACGTCATCAAGCGTTCCGCCGCAATCATCACCCCTGGCCAGCTTCGCGAGCTTCTTTCGACTTGCCTTCGCGACGATCCGCCTATCGCTCTTTACTTTGCGGTGCTCTGCTTCGGAGGTCTTCGCCCGGTCGCGGAATTCTCCTCGCCGTCTGGTGTCACCTGGGAGGATGTGTTGTGGGATCGCGGCGTTTTGCGGATCCGCGACACGAAGAACGGGCAAAAGACCGGCCAGCTAAATCGGTTCGTGACACTGAACGCAACGCTTCTTTCCTGGCTCAACGCATACAAGCAAGACTCTGGCCGGATCTGTCCGAAGAATTGGGCGAAGCGATACCCTCTTGCGCTCGAAAAGGTTCCGAGCATTCCGAGAGGCGAACAAAACCGCGACCTCACGCGGCATTCGTTCGGCTCCTATTTGGCTGGCATCGCAACTGCCGACCAAGTGCGCGGCGAGATGGGCCATACAAGTATGGCAATGTTTTTCCGCCACTACAGGCACGCAGTCACGCGAGAACAGGCTGAGCTATATTGGTCCTTGACTTATGAGGCTTGCGGAGGTGGTCCAAGGTTGACAACTTCGGAAGTCCTGCATACTTCCGGCGATGCGGAGCAAAGCGCGACGACTTCCGACACTACAACCGACTGGGACACAAGCGGAGACGCAAGGTAGCGTCACGCTGCATCGGGCGCTCCCGACTTCAACCGGCGCCCCTGGTGCTGATGGGGATGACGGATGGTCTCCCGTCCTTGCGGTCGTCACCGATGGTTCTCGCCGCGTGCATCAAGTCATCGACTGGACGGGCGGAACGGGCACAAAGCCAGCAACCGGCCTCTACGTTGGAGCTTCTGGACTTACTGCGGTCCTTGCTGATGCGATTGATATTCGAGGAGCGGCAGGAGCTACAGGGGCGACGGGTTCCACTGGATCAGCAGGGGCGGCGGGCAGTAATGGAACGAATGGATGGTCCCCCGTTTTTGCGGTTGTTACTGACGGATCCCGTCGCGTCCTTCAGGTTTCTGACTGGACGGGCGGAACAGGAAGCAAACCCGAAGCCGGGCTTTACGTTGGAGTTTCCGGCCTGACTGCCGTCCTTGCCGATGCGATTGATGTTCGGGGAGCGACGGGAGCGACGGGAGCGACTGGTAATTCTACGACGTGGCTTAATGGGACAGGGAATCCTCACCCGGCGCTAGGAGCAGTTGGCGATTATTACGTAGATTACAACACGCATGACGTTCACGAAAAGACCGGGGCATCTACTTGGACTTATCGGATGAACATCTTAGGGGCGACCGGCCCCTCTGGGGCAACTGGGCCGCCAGCAGGTTTAAATTATATTCGCGGCGGCAATTCCAACCCTCCCGGATCTGGTCGGCTAAAGGTAAACACTTCGACGGAAACCGCAATTACAGAATTGCAGGTGTATGATATGGACATGGGTGACGAAAACAATGGTGCCTTTCTTGAGTCAGTTCGGCCTGGAAGCACCATTGTTCTTACAGGTGAAGGATTGAGCGGGGTGCTTTTGACGGTAGCGTCCGTTTCAAGATCGAGCCAGATTTCTACGTTTGTCATTTCCTCGTCAACTGGCAGCCTTATGGCTGTAGGGGCAACAGCAGGTTTAATTGTTTGCCCGCCAGGAACTGACGGATTAGACTCAACGGGCGGATGCGACATTCAATTACTCACGACATCCGGCACGTGGACGAAACCGGCTGGAGCGACGTATTGCGATATCACGTTGCAAGGCGGTGGTGGCGGCGGAGGATCGGGACGGCGCGGCGCAACATCGACTAACCGCATGGGCGGGGGGGGAGGCGCTCCCGGATCGCGGCGTATGGTTCGGGTTCCGGCGAGTATCTTTGACGCAACGGAAGCCTACACGATTGGCGCTGGCGGGCCCGGTGGGGCGGCGATCTCCACGGACAGCACAAACGGCGCGACTGGAACGGCTGGAGGGTTGACCCGGTTTGACGATTTCGGCACGTCTCTATTTGCAAACGGCGGCGCGGCGGGCGCGGGAGGGACGGCAGCAAACGGCAATCCGGGAAGCGGTGCCGTCAATGGTTTCTCTAATCTACTGATGGGCTTGCTAGCAAATGCACCAAACGGCGGGACAGGCTCAACAACTGCGCCGACTGTTGGCGTTGCTCCTACTGTTATCATGCCGACGGGCGGCGGGGGTGGTGGCGGTATCAGCAGCGCCAACGCTCTTGGGACTGGCGCGGCTGGCGGCGGTTTGACGCTCGATGGTGGAACTTTCTTTGCAGGGGGCGCGGGAGGTGCGCCTGCGACAGCAGGCTCAGCGGGCGGTAGTCTGGCTAATTACCTGCTAGGAACTGGCGGCGGTGGTGGCGGGACTGGAGGAAACAATGGTCTGACAAACGGCGGCACGGGTGGCGAGGGCGGCGGCTATGGATCAGGAGGTGGCGGAGGAGGGGCGGCTAGTCAGTCGGCGGCATCCTCATCCGGCAAGGGCGGAGATGGGGCGCCTGGATTTATTTTAGTAATCACATATTTAGGATAACATGAGAGCGGCACTAGTTAGGAACGGCATTGTTGAAAATATTATTATTGTTAGCGAGGAATACACCCCGCCCGAAGGTTTCACCTTGATCCCCCTTGAGGATGCGGCGGAGCTTCCTCGTTTGACTGTCGAGGCTCCTGTTGATCCCCGCGAAGCTATTGAGGCGGAATACCAGGCCGCGATTTCAACCGGGCATTGCGTTACCCCTGAAGGGTACTGTATCGCGTGCGATGAGCCAGACGTAAATAGGTGGGCAAACTATTTGACGGAGCTTCGGGAGCGGGAAGCGCTTCCAGAGGGCGATCCCTTCCGAGTGACTGCGGATTCAGACATTCCGTTTTTTGACATCAGCGGGACGGCCAGGGCGGCCAAACTTCCTCGCGCAAGGCAGATTTTTCTTGGAGCTGGTAGTGCCTGGAAGACGGCATTTTTCACCCGCTCATCTGCGCTTGCTGCGTTGCAGGGTTAACAAAAAAAGGGGCGAGCCACCCGGCCCGCCCCTGGCGCGTCCTGACACGCCGAACCAACAAATTACCAAGGACAGGCTTCGTCTTGGCCGGCCAAATGCGCGGGCGTCGCGGCCTGAACGGTCGAGCGGTAGCCGTCGCGGTTCCGTCCGTGAGGATCGGGGTTGCTTGGCGGCACGCTTTCGGAGTAGTCGGCGGGCGCGTCATCCGGCACGATCATGTTGCCGAGGAAGGGCGATTCCTTCGCGCGTGGGTCATCCTTCGGAAAAGACTGCTTCACGGAATGCGTTTCGCCGTAGCGGCTCTCTCCTTTGATCGGGAACGCGACCAAATCGAGATACACCGCACCAGTTTTGTCGGAGCGGAAGAGCGCGGTTTTGTCGATGCGGGTGACGTCGATGCGGACTTTAATAGGCTTTGCCATAGTGTGGTTGTGGTTAGTTTAGGTTGTGTGTTGTGTCAAATACTAAGCGGCGTAAACTCGCCCTTTAATCACCTTTTTGTTGTGAAGCTCAAACTCGCCATTCTCTCCGACGATCTCCGCGATAGCAAAACCGTGGTTCCAGGCATTCATGGGCAGATACTCGGGCGACAGGTGGCACAAACAACCGAGCGAGAACGTCGAATACTCGCTGTTATCAAGGGACCGCTCCGAGTGGCTGGACGTTTTGTGATAATGCCCGCCGATCATCGTTGATTTTGCGCGGAGCCAGTAGCCGCGGGCCGGGTTGACCGGCGAAGTGAACGACTTGCCGAACTCGTGACCGTGCAGAACTGGGAGCTTTCCGAAAGTGCCATAGCAACGCGACGGAATCAGGGTGATTCCGAAGCGGGCAAGGTCCATGATCGAGGCGAATTCGAAAGCATCGATTCCAAGAAGCTCGGGCGCACGTTTGATCATGAACGCATTGTAGCGTTCCTCGTGATTGCCGAGCTTGTAGTAGATGCGCGAGTCGTGGAACACCGTTCGAATCACTCCGAGAAGCTGCTTGGTTGCTTCGATCTCGCGTTTCAGATCACGCTTGCGCGGGTCGGATTCCCATCGGGAAATAGAGTAAAAGTCGATGATGTCCCCGTTGAGAATGACGCAATCGACGTTCTCCTCAACTCCGGTTTGCAATGCGCAACGGAGGGCAACCTTATCGTGGTAGGGAACGTGCACGTCCGAGATAAGGAGTGCTTTGGTTCCTTCGATCTTGACCGCATCCCACACGTCTAGGGATTCGATGGGTTCCGGCAGTCCGTCGAAGATGTCGTTTCCAGCATCGGTGCCGCGCGAGGACTTGCAATGAATCGCCTTGTCGGCACTCTTGGCGCGGTGCGCGTCGCCAATCTGTCCGCGATAGTATCGGATCATGTTTCGGCATCGCTCGTAATTGGTCCAGAGCTTTGGGTTGCGCTGCATCGCAAGGCGAGCAAGGCGCATGGTTGGCATGTCTAAATACTCTGCGCAAATCTTGGCGGCAACTTCCCCGGCTGGGGATCTGCTGCTTTTGAACTTGATTTCATAGACGACCTTTCGCGCGTTCTTCTTCTGTGGTTTTCGTTCGTTCATGGTTGTGTGCGTTAAGCTGGAAACAAAGTCATCTGGTCCGGGCTTTCCGCTTCAAGCGGAAGCTCGGGCTGCATCGCAATCTGGTTGAGCGCGTCAACCATGGCTTGCGCTTGCGCGTCACTGAGTCTGCTGCTGAGGTGGCAATCAGAGAGTCGACCTGGCCCGAGAATAAACCGGACCCCGTGTTCGTTCACTAGTGTGTATGGTGCATTCATGGTATTAGAGAGTTTTGGATTTCCGGCGAACGCTTCCATTACCACGGAACGATTTCCATTTTGGTGCATAGAGCCCGCCGCCTTCGCGGACGCGATCCTTGATACTTTGGTCAAGATTCGCTTCAACTTCCTCTTTCGGTCCGTTGGTAATCAAGATGGTTGGTCGTCTAGCAGAGTGCCGACGAATGAGAAGATCTTGCAGCACTCGTACGCCAAGCGGGTCGCGCATGACGTGAAACATTTCATCAAGGATTAGGATCCGCGTTCCGACTCTTCGAGCGCGAATTTTCTGGGCCTCTTCGACGTGCCGGAAAAGGCGACCGGACACCAGAAGCGCAACGTCTTCGAAGTAGTCCTGGGCAAGCTCATAGATCCCGTGCCCAATCCTCCGTTGGACCTCTTGCGCAATCGTTGTCTTTCCGGTTCCGCGCTCTCCGCACAGAACGACCACGCCACCGCGCGACATTACCCCAGAAATCGCTCCGATTAGTCGAAGCTGGTCAGCAGTCCATGGGAAGTCATCCGGGCTTTCTGTAGCCTTCTCAGGGCCTTCTGGCGGCAAGGGTGGCAGATTCGATCCAAGAGCCTGCGGATTCTTCATTGCGGCCAATACTCCGCTCATGAGTGTCCCGGGCGTTTTCGGTTCTTCAAAATTCTTCATAGGGCATTTCGGCTTGGGTTGCGGTTTGGGTCGCGAAGTCAGCGACGTTTGTGGATAGGAATGACGTAAGAGGTGATCTCCACTTTTCCAACTCGATCAGGTCATAAGGCGAAGGAAGGAAACGCTTCTCTGCTCTCGGGTTGCGCTTGGCGTAGGTGCAGATTTCCAGGATCGTAGCGCAAAGCTCATCTTGCGTTGTCGCTCCCGACTTGATCGCGCGAACCATCGAGTCAATCGCCTGCGAGTCGTATCGCTTGTCGGAAGCGCGGCAATACTCTTGCAGGGTTTGCGCCAGCTTGATCCCGTCGATTTTCGGTTCCATCGCTTGCTCGGGCTGTGAGTGTTCTGACGAAGGAAGAACACTCTCTTCTCTATTCTTCTCTTCTCTAGCTAACGGCGGTGTAACGGTCGGTGCGTTACTTTGTGGCTTTTCCGGTTTGCTGCCCCGATGGGCCGCGACCCTTTTGGCTGTATTTGCACGGGCTTTTGCCGTCTCCCCGTTGTGTTTCCCGAAGTTCGGAAGAATCAAGACGCCTAGTTTTTCGTCAAGCCACCCCGCGTTTTGCATCGCTTGCGCGAATCCAACAAACGAAACGATAGCATCTACTGTTACAAGTGTAACGCCTTTAGCGTTACCTGTTTCCGTGTGTTCGTCGAACCATGACCATATAGCCTGAAGCCGACCGACGACAGAAAACCTGTCGAGTCCTGTTTCGTTCGCAATCTGGAACACTTCCGGCTTTGTGGAAATGTTCGTCTGCATCTTGATCCAACTCATGATTTTTTCGCCCAACGTTTCCCTGCAAGCTCCCTGCCAATCTGGCGGCGTCTTTTAACTTGTTCTTCTTTCTCGCGCGGGTAATTGCTGACGATCAAGTCATCACCTTCCCAGGTCCAGAGGTTGCACTCTGAGAGGACTTCCGAGAGGAACACCGCGCAAACCATTTGCCACTGGCGATCCTTCCACCGGGCGGCTCCGACAATTCGCCCGCCGTTTTCCTCCGCGTGGCAATGCGCGAGGAGTGCAAGCCACGTTGCGCGGTCTGTCGGTTCGCTCCCCCGGAAGTCGGAGGAGACAAGGAACTCTAGGGGGATGTTCACCCAGGTCATAATTCGCGAGATGTAAAAAATGTTGTGGTTTTCGGAGTCATCACAAGAGCAGAATGTTGATAGGTTTTAGCCATTAGCTGCTTCGCTAGAGCCTCGGCGCGTGCGCTAATTGCTTCCTCGCTTGAGGGGAAGCGGGGATAGTTTATTAAGCTCACAACGTAGCCGGATTCCTCGCCTCCAGTGTAAACATACAAGGTCGGCTCAATCGTCACGCAAAGCCCCTCCTTCATGCACTCCTTCCGACAAATTTGCTTTGCGACTTCAATTGGTCCGCTCATATAGATGCGAACATGATATGTTGGCAGTGTCAGAGCTTTCATATAGAAGCCCCTCCGTCGTAACATCCGCATGGCACCAAATCGGGTAGATCTTCGAAAAGCTTCATCTGTGCATCGTCGGCTTTTACAAGGTCTTCCCATTTCCAATTCCTGCCAAGTCCAACAACGGTTGTCAATGCGGTAGCTCCTCGCTCCATTTCGATTGCGCGAGCGAATAAATCTGGATGCGATTTAGCTAAAGCCAGCACTTCGCCGCGTTTCGAGGCTGGGCAAAAAAAGCAGGCTGATTTGCCTGGATTGAATCCAGCCGCCCTCACAACAGCCACGCATTCACGGCGACGCCATCCCCATTCAACGAGTGGATATGTTACAATAAAGCGGTCGTCATTGTAGTCTTTAACTCGGTGTCTCTCCCCTGCGTCGTAGCCGATAAGCTTTACAACCTTTCCCCCTGACTCCCACGCATCAAGTGCTGGTTTCCATTGCTTTAAATAGTTCTCTTGGGGACGAACCTTGTATTTATCAGAGCATGATCGCCAGCCAAAAGCGAGTGAGGGAAGGGTTCCCGCTTCGCGCACTTCTTGTTCTAGGGTTTTCCGCTCGTCTCTTACGGTGATTACTGGAGGCATTCCGCGATCCACTAGCCACGCGCTGAAATCCTCCACAAATCGCAGCGTTTCCGGCAGTTCGCCACCCGTGTCCGCAAATGTAATAAGATCAGGACGCACGCCACGGCGCTCCATCTCGATAAGCATCGCGGCGCTATTTGTTCCCCCCCCAAAAGAGACGACAATCGGATAACTTGATGGTTTCTCTTTCATCCGATTAGCTCAACGCTCCCTTTGGTTGTTTCGACGGTGGAGACTTGGTCAAGAAGACCGTCCCAAAATTGATTCCAGGCCTTGCCCTTCATGCCGGTCTTTTTCTTGGCGAGCGGTTCAAGCTCGCCCATGACCGGCTTGACGCATTGCGCGAATTCTTCACCGGTGATTTGAGCTTGCGAGGAAAGCAGGCGGAACAGGGCCGGAATGTCCGTCAACGTCCGCTGTTTGCGGCCCTTTGTGAGCCGGAACGCTCCACCGAAAGCGTCAAGGTTTGCGCGGGCTTCTTCTTCGACAAGATACTCAATCCGCGCAATTGCCTTTTTGACGGCCTTGGCGGTACGATACAGCGCGAGCTTTTCGTCTGGGGTCGCGAGTTCCCATCGACCGGCGTCCGTGTCTACGACGGCAAGCGTCGCGATTTGCTGGCGATGCGCGGGGCAGATTGCGAGGGCGGGGCAGTAGCGGCAAGCGTCCTCGGACGGTGCCGGGATCGGGTTGCCCAATACTTCGACCAACTCAATGGACGAAATCAGGGTGAGGATTCTCTCCCATGCGCTCACGAGTTCCCGACGCGTGAAGCATGCGCGGCTTCCCTGCCCTCGAACGCTTGGTTGCACAATCGCGAGGTCGAAGACTTCGACGCCACGGTAGGCTTTCGCGACCATCAGCGCATAGGCAAGCACTTGCAGATTCCGCGAAGCGTCAGACACTTTGTTGAAGCCGAATTTCAGGTCAGCGATCAACGCAACCCCGCCCCGAATCTCTACAAGGTCAGGATGCCCAGTGATCAAGACACCGTTGATTTCAATTTCCATTGACTGCTCAATGATCGAGACATCTGCGGGCGTCTCATACATTCCGGCGATGATTTCGCGGGCAGTCTCAGCAATATCTAGGTCGGACGGCGAGAGGTTGACCGGCTTCCCTTCGAGCACGAAAGCGTGCATGTTTGTTCCCCGGATGCTGTCGGCGCTGTCGGGCGACGAAGGCGCGGATTTTTCGAGCCAATACGAGGCGGGGCAGGCCTCATAGCGGGCTAAGGATGAGGATCGAAGTTTCATTTCAGTTCTCGGAGATTTCAGATTCGGGAAAGCGCAGTTCCCACCGTGAGGCGTGATCGGCGTGATCGGCGTGATCGGCGTGATCGGCGTGACTAGGCTCGGGATCGCCCAACTTGTCCGCAATGCTGTTCGTGGCTTCGGCTAGCGCGTAACCCCATTCCGGGGTCATGTCGTCAGGGAGGAACAAAATAGGCTCCCCGCCCGGTTCGCACACTGCGAACAGGTCTTCAGAGAAGAAGTAGAACATCAGGACAGGAAGTCAGGAGCTTGCGCGATTGGTTCGAAGAGGGAGCCGTCTTTATCCCACCGATAGCCGGAGGTTTTCGCCTTGCCGACAAGCCACGACCAAGCGGTTTGCTTGGCGACGGCGTCCAGACCGGCAGCGTATGGCGCGAAGCGATTGTAGAGCGCGTTCCAGGCCGCTTTCGATTCGCAGTCGTCGGCGTCGGCTTCCAGGGCTGGCGGGGGCGTCCATGCCTCCGGTTGCTCGGCAGGCTTCTGCTTCTTGGCTGGTGGCTTCGGCGCAGATTGCGCTTGCTCCGTCCGTCCGCTGGCGGCGTTCCCGTCGTCGTCCTCCTGGGCGATGCAATACAGCGCGGCGGCGGAAAACCTCCGCAAATATGTCGTTGCTGCCCCGATCCCTTGGGCGTCCGTCTTGCCAGGAATGCAACTCGCTTCCGTAGTGATGTATCCACCCGACTTGTGAGCAAGGACGGACTGCACCACAACCTGGCCGTCGACCAGCTTTCCGGCAGACTGCACGAGGGACACCCCGTGTTTTGCGTAGATCGGGCGAGCGGTTCCAAGCACTTCGGCAAGGTCCGCGTATTTGCTTTTAAAGTGCGGATTTGTGCTGCTCTTGACAGCGTTCTCAACCTCGCACTGAGCGAGACCAAGAGCGGCGAACAATTCAGCGTTGGCGTGTGTTGCGTCCATAGCTTCGGAAGTGTCAGGATTCGGAAACGAATCAGGCGGCGGAAGCACCTGCCATTTTGCGGATATCCTCCGCACGAACGCGCCAACGTCCGCCAACCTTGAACGCGCCAGGAAGCTGGTCACGGCACGCAAGGTAATAGGCGGTCGGTTCCGGGATCGACAAGAAGGCGGCAGCCTGCTTGACGGTCCACAATTCCGGCTTGCCGGTGACTTGCTGGCCAGCTTTGAGTTTGGCGCGTAGTTCGCGTTCTTCGATAGCCAGCGCTTCAAGCCTGGCTTCGACCTCTTTGAGTTCTTCAGATACGGTTTGCATGTATGACGACTATAATCCGCGGTCATACATGCGCAATACTTTTCTAGAAAATAATCATACACAGTGGAATTATCATAATTGACTCTCCATTCTTTATTTTGTCTCACGGCGCTTCCGAGCGTAGGAAGTGGCATGACAAAACCCAAACAGGAACGGCATATGCTCTCAGTTGACCTGGAATCGAGAAAGGCCGTCGAGCGTCTCGAAGCTGCGGCGGAGCGAGCTGACGTTACTAAGAGCGAGCTGGCTCGGTTGGCTGTAGCAGCAATGTGCGATTACATTGAGCGGGGTGGGAGCCTAAAGGGTGCGGAGTTGATCCAGGAATCAAAGGCCGCTCAGATCAACCGGCTCAGCGAGATTGCTCGCACAACGAACGAAAGCCCGACGCGCATCCTCCGGGAGCTAGTAGACGCAATCGAGCCCATGGCCGAAACCGGAGCAATCCCCCGCCCCATCAAGCTCCGGGCCGGTCCTGTCGATGCACGTTCGGAGCGAATCGCCGGTATGTTGGCGGTATTACGAAGGAACATTCAAGACCTCGAATTGCTCCTTGAGTGACTGATTATGGTAATTTCTAGAATTCGGATTGACTCAGTGTCATACGGGCGTAAGTTCCCGTATGACAGAATTCCTGCAACTTGAACCGACTCAGCCCGCCTTTACCGGCGATGAACTTGAACACCTGCAAGCCGTTCTCGACGGCCTGGACGATTTCGAAGGCGTCGAGCTTGGCGACATCGAAGACGACTGGACCCGTGACGCAGTGGCGGCGCATCGCCAGGAAATCGGGGCTTGCGTCGATTGCGGGGGAGAATTTGTAACGCGGCGGATTGACGAGCCGCAGTGTTACCTAGTCGGTGATTATGAGGTTTGTGAAGGATGCGGGGAGATCGCTCAATGAAAACCTTCCACTCCCGAAACGGTTTCGGGCTTCACGTGCCGACCAAGCGCGGCGCGGTTCGCATCGGATGGCGCGGAGACGGCTACCACACGCGGCGATTCTTTGCGGGGCGGACGGTCACGGGTTGGAGCGTTTACGCTCTGGGGTTTTGCGTTTGTTACGCGGGGAATCGCGTTACACGTTGACGCCCTTGGCTTTTTGCCGGTAGAGCGTGCGCAATGAAACGCCAAGCTCTCTCGCTTTTTTCGCCATTACTCCGGTTCCGTAGGTCGTTTTTGGCTTCTTGGCTCGCTTCTCCTTTGCTGGCAAAGGCTCAATAGGCGCTCGATCTTCTTTTGTGACTTTCTCCTGCGTCATCATTTGAGTTTGGGCGATCTCTCGAAGCATGACCTCGAAAAGAAAGAGGGTCACAATAGGCGGAAACCCATGGCAAACTTTGGCCATCACGTCCAGTTCTCTCACGTGCCAAACGTTGAACATGACGCTTATAACCGTGAACACGATTGTCAGCGTCAGATACCAAAGATTCTCGCGCTTTGCCAGCGTCGCGCCAAGTGACGCAACGCTGAATCCTATGAGGCTTCCGTCAACGATCCACGGGAATAAGCCGGGAAATGCCATTTTGTTCTCCCTGGCAAATTCTATCAGGCCCCCGGCAGACGAGGCAAACGACATAATCGTCAACGGAACAAGCGTGCTGATGACCATCCATGGCAATTTTAAAGTGCGAGGCATCCTGAATTGATTCGACGGTAAATGGTTCTGACGCTGACTCCAAGCAAAGCGGCATATTGCGCTCTTGTCACTTTCTTCTCTCCCTCTTGATGCGCAGTCTTTGGCTTGATTTGTGACGGCTTGGACTGCTCAACAATTTTGCCATCGAGGGCAAGCTTCCCAGAGTTGAGCCATCGGTAAGCGGTTCGAATGCTGATGCCGTGAGCTTTGGCAGAATCCTTAACTGATGCGCGGTTGGCAATTTTGCGCGACTTTGGAACCTTGAATTTTGCGTGAGCAACTCTGTCACTGCCGTTTTCTGCTGCCGTTCCCCAAATTAAATGGCGCGGGTTGACGCAACCCTGGGCGCCATTTCCGCAAGTGTGACGACATTGCGCCCCTTCAAATGGTGGCGGAATTGTCATGGCGAGAATGATTCGATGCGGTCGATGATGCTCGACGCCATCGACAAAGGCTCTCATTGTGCCGTATCCAGATTTTGCCATTCTGAACGGCCAGAGAATGCAATGATCCGCTGACGTAGTTGTCAGCGCCATCAAGTAATCCATTTTCTTTTTGTGCAAATCGACGCTCGCCATTGTGGCAAATAATGACATCAAAAAGAAACTATGCAAGAGCTGTATGACAAGATGCGGAAAATGTATGACACGACTTCTTGTCACAAGACAAGGTTCGCTTGCTTGCTTTTTGTCGCAAATATGACAAAGTTGAATCCAAATGGCATCAAGAGACTTGGCAAACATCGCAAAGGCACGCTATGGCGAATTGCTGAAAGCTGGCATTGCGCCACTGGCCGCCTATTGCGAAGCAACCGGGAAGCCGGACACAAAGGCCGCGCGAGAAACTGCGTCACGATGGAAGCGTGATCCGGTTGTCTTGGCCGTCATCAATCCGCCATCTCCCAGGCCGGTCCAAGAGGTGGTTGTTTCAGTGTCCGAGAAGCTGCCTTTCTCGCGAGATCAGATGATTTCCAAGATGATGTTTTTGGCCATGGCTGACAACGCAGATGAGAGCCCGCAATGGGCCGCCGTGCAGATTCAAGCTATGAGATCAGTCTTCGAGTGGATGGGTTGGCAGAAGCCTGAAAAGGATGAAGCAGAAGACCTCGGCGCCCTGGTCCGCCGTCTAATCAAGCCGACTCCGGGCCTTCACGGGGAGCACGTCAATCACGTCGCCATGGAAGCGCAGCAGGCAATGAAAAGCCCGGCCTGATTTCTCGGGCCGGGCTGCGGGGTTGGTTGAGGGTTACATCTGCCAGGTGAGATACTCGGGGAGCGTATCAAGCGGACGCGCCTTGTATTCTGGTCTTCCGCACTCGTTGTTGGACGTGTAGTAGACGGAATCGTCTAGATCCTCGATAGCCTCTAGCGCATCCTTGCGGCTTGCATAGATGGCTGCGCGTCCGGTTTCGTCGTCGATCACAAGGCGACGCTCTACGCTCGGCCCGTAATAATCGTGCTTTGCGACGATCACATACTGACGGCTTGGACGCCCGCCCTTCTTGCCGTTCTTGCGAGCGGCTTTGGCTTTGGCTTCGGTGGTGATGCTGCCGAGCGTAGCGGCTGCCTGACTGTTGTTGGTGATGTTGCTCACATCGGCATAATAACCCAGCGTTGGGTTTACGCAAGAATTATTTTCACTTCCCTTGCAAATATTTTCACGGCAGGGTAGGGGAGTGAATGCGTTTGGATACATCAAGCGTTAGTGTATGCGTCCGCTGACTTCATGGCGGACCCATTACTAGACCCATTGCGCGACCTATGCACCGGCCTTTGACTGGCGTTATAAATCGCGTCATAAACAGCGCCCGTGAAATTATTTTCGGGAATCTTTGGTTAGGTTTCGGCCGGAAAACCTAGAGAATCACTAGTAGATGCTGCACCCAAGAACACTATCGCGCGATTGAGGATAATTGCACAAACATATTGCACACATAAGAACGGCTTAGCTTTTAGGAAGGAAAAACATAGGTCACCCATTGCTGCACCTATTGCGGAAGCCAATACTGCACCCAATGCGCCCGGTAATAGGTGCGGCAATACGAAAAGTAAGAGAAGAAAAGGAAAAGACAGTAGTCTAAAGCCTACTGTCTCTGCGCTACGCGCGAACGGTCGGTCGGGCTAAGCGTAAGCCGTTTTGGATGGGAAGAAGGATGTTGCAAAGAACCGAGCGTGGCGTATGATTTCGGTATGACGCAGTCTTCTGTTTTCGCTTGGCTTGCCTCCGCCGTGATCGGATCGCATAACTCCTGAACCAATGGCCGTCTCAAGCTCCACGACTTCCGTTTCCGTCACACTGACCGGCGCCCTGCAATCGGTCAGCGTTCCGTTTGTGTTTTACGACGCCATCGATCTCAAGGTCTACAGCAACGGAACGCTTCAGACGCTTGGAACGCACTACATCGTCACGGGTGGCAACGGGAGCGCCGGAACCGTCGTGATGCTCGCTGGCGGGCCTACGACTGGCGCGGTGGTCATCATTGACCGGCAGATCCCAGAGCTCCAGCCGTTGGACCTCACAGACGGCGGACCTCTTCAGCCGTCCGCCCTGGAACGCGCGTTCGACCGTGCCTGCTACCTGATCCAGCAACTCTCCGCCCGCCTCGGTCGAACGATCCGGCTTGCGGTCGGGTCGGCTTCGCAATCTGACTTGGCCCTGGGGACTTCTCCGAGCGTCCTGGGATCGTCTGGCAACGGTCAAGTTGCGGTGTTGTCGATGGACGCGTTGATTGCGCAACTCAACCTCCCTTCGACTGTCGTTGACAAGCCGGTGAAGACCTGGGCGGACAACGCCGCGCGTGCCTTGGCAGTGCCGGATTACATCGGGCAACTTGGCATTCAGGTTGACAAGATCGCGAATCCGAAGCTCGACGCGTTGTACGTCGGCACGGCATTGACTGCCGGAAGCTGGTCCGCTGCGGATCTGGCTACGGCGTCCGTATCGGATGGTGCGATTACAACGGCCAAGCTCGCCGATGATTCCGTTACGGCTAACAAGATTGCGGCGGGTGCCGTTGGATCGTCGGAGATTGCATCTGGAGCGGTCGGAAGTGATGAGATTGCTGATAGTGCCGTTGGAACGTCGGAGCTTGCAGACGGGGGCGTTACTGCCGAAAAGCTGGCTGCAAACTCGGTTGCTTCCGCGAGCATCCAAGCCGGGGCGGTGGTTACGGCTGCGCTGCAAGATCTCGCAGTGATCAACGCAAAGGTTGCTGACGGGACGCTGACGGCCAGCAAACAACAATACCCTGGGTACGGAATTAAATCCGTCACGTATCTGACGAGCGGAACCAATGCCACATTCACGCCAGCGGCTGGCGTCCGTGCGTTGGGCGTCGAAGTCGTCGGCGCTGGTGGCGGTGGTGGCGGGATTCCTTCTCCTGGCGGTGCTGGAAACGCTGCACAGTCTCGCGCGGGTGGTGGTGGTGGATACGCTGCAAAGCTGATCCCGATTGATGCGGCCCACGTCTACAAATACACGATCGGCGCGGGTGGAGCCGGCGGAACTGCTGGCGCAATTGCTGGCGATGTCGGTGGATCGACTACGTTTTTCAACGGGGCGAGCGGAACGACTGTTGCGGTGCGCGCAACTGGAGGCTCTGGCGGCGGTGCTGGATCTGCTACGGCGGGGAATCAAACCAACATTGGAGCTGCAGGAGGCTCTGGCAACACTGGGGATTTACTGCTCACAGGTCGCGCATCCTCTTCTTCGGGGATCGTCGCTGGCGGCATCAACGCATCGCTTTCAATGCCGGGATCGGCTCCATACTTCGACGGTGGATCGCAGAGCGCGAACGATTCCGCTGGAGTCAACGGCAACAACTACGGCGTTGGAGGCTCCGGCGCATGGAGCAACGCTGGATCGACTCCCCGCGCGGGAGGCAATGGATCTGGCGGGCTGATTATCATTACCGAATATTACTAAGATGCCTAAACTGCTATCACTCGCCTTGAGCCTCTTCTCCGGCGCTCTGCAACTCCTCGACAACGACGACAAGGACGCGATCATCGACGCGATCGAAGTCAAGTTGATTAATCGCCAAGCGGAGTTTCCTGACCGGGCTCGACGGTATCGTGCCGCAATGGTCGCGCTTCGTGCATTGCGCGGCATCGCTGGGATTCCTGACGACGACACCGACCAAGCGCACCCTGTATGATCCACATCGAAGCTCGCAAGCTCCCGAAGATGTTTCGATACCGCTGGCCGCGCGTCCAAGTGGACCGCTTTTGCGGAGTCGCCACGGTTGAGATTGGACCCTTTGTGATTTCAATCTGGCGATGAGCGCGGCGGAAGAGGCGGAAATGTTGGAAACTGGCGGAACTCGGCAGGTTCTTAGCGAACTATTCAGTCGCGTCAATCATCAAGACATCGCCGTCGCGCAACTTCGGGCGGGGCAGGAGTCGCTTGAGAAAAAGATGGATTCCATCGGGGAATCTATCAAAACGTTTGGCGAGCAGATTCACAAAGGAACAGACTGGCCGTTGATCTGGACTGCAATGGGCGTTGTCCTTGCCTTCATCGCCGGGATGGGAACGCTTGTAACGGTGCCGATGCACGACCGATTGACCCGCCTGGAAGCGTTCGAGGTCCGCGCGATTGAGGACGGGAAGACAATTGCGATGCTTCAAGAGCGATCTGAGTGGACGCGACTTGCGACGGTTGGAAGATAATCTTCGGTGAGGAAATAGAGTCGGAAGAGAACTCCGAACGGGTGCGGTTCGCCTTCATTGAACATCCAAAATCCGATGAATCCAACAGTGCTTTCTGCAATCAATAGCTTCCGCGACACAATCGAGCGGACGGTCTTGAAACATCCGGGGAGGACCAAAGCAGAGCTTGCGCAACTAGTGATCGAGGCGGGGCGCAAGCAAAAGAAACGCTGGCACCCTGGACGGTCCCCGGATCTGTTGGTGATGCGGATCTCTCTTGTTCTTCGTGAACTAAGGGCTCAACGCAAGGTGCGCAAAGAGCTTGAAGGCTACCCTGTTGTGAAGTCGGAAACATGGTGGCCGGTGCTCTAACGCTCGAGGAGGCGGTCGCGAATCTCAGCAATCGCGATTGGCGACTTCGCAATCTCTACGAGATTTTCGACCCGTGGGGTAGGCCTGTTCCGTTCCGTCCAAACGTCGGGCAAGAGTGGTATCTTGCCAATCGCAATCACTGGAACCTGATTACCAAAGCCCGACGCAACGGGTTTTCAACCATCATCGGAATTTGCGACCTTGATTATGTAGCGTTCAACGAATCCCAGCATGCGGGGTTGATTGATCTGACGATTACCGACGCCAAGAAGAAGCTCGGGAACCTCGCGCACGCATGGGAGACGGTCGGCCTGAACGTGCCAGGGTTGAGCGATGGGGACCGCATTCGGCTTCGTGCCCTGCTTCACGCGATGTCTCCGATGAAGGCGACGGAGACGGAGCTAGAATTCGGGAACGGCTCAACCTATACGTGTTCGACGACGTTTCGAGGTGGGGCATTGCAACGGCTCCACGTTTCCGAGTTTGGGCCGATGGCGATGCATCGCCCATTGGATGCAAAGAAGATCCTGACCGGCGCGTTGCCTACGGTGGCTGTCGGGAACCAAGTCAACTTCGAATCGACTCACAAGGGCGGGAGATTCGGGGAACACTTCGACTTGATCGAGGAGGCCATGGGGAGCATCGGAAAGCTTCACGGCATCCGTGAGTTCAAGCTGTTGTTCTTCCCGTTCCAACAGAATCCGGCAAACCGTTTACCGGCCAACTCGGTCGGACTTCGAGAGGTTGAGATTCAGATCCTGAAACAATACGAGCAAAAGGGAATTGTCCTAGAACCAGAACAAAAAGCGTTTTGGGCGTCGGAGTTCCGCAAGCTAAAGCATGACATTTATAGGGAATGGCCAGCTTGCCTGGAAGACATCTTCCGTTCCCCGGTGGAAGGCTCGATCTATGGCGAGCAACTAGCGGAAGTGGAAGCGCAAGGAAGGGTGGGGGACTTCGGAGTAGATGACCGTTGGCCGTGCTTCGTTGCGTGGGATTTGGGCTTCTCGGATGCAATGGCTATGTGGCTGATTCAGGTGACAAAGCGCGATTTCCGCGTTCTGGACTACTACGAGAATTCCGGGGAGAAGGTCGCGCATTACGTCCGCAAGGTCGCGGAGTGGAACGCATGGGCGCCGGTCTCTATGAATCTCCTTCCACACGATGCGGAACAGACTTCACGAAGCGGTAGAACGTTCATCGGTGACGCTCGCGAGGCTGGGTTGAAGTCCTGTCTTGTTGTTCCGCAAACTCGTGACATCTGGATTGGGATAAACGAAGCGCGTTCGCTTATGGCGGATGCGGTCTGGCATTCTCGCACGAAGCTTGGGCGGGAACTCCTGGGCGCATATCGCAAGAACGTCGCGGAGGATGGCAAGACGCTTCGTCCTGGGGTGGTGCATGACCATACGAGCCACGCGGCGGACGGTTTTAGAACGTTCGCGGAAGCCTGGAAGCTTGGCATGGTGTCGCCTCACATTGGGAGTGAACCACGCGGCGAATATCAGGTTGAAGTAATGGGCGTTTGACTTTTCAAATTGTCCTGCATACCGGAGAAACGTGGCCGCCAAAGTCAAGAAGCCCTCTATCCTAGACCAGCTGAAAGCGAGTCTTCCGGCCTGGATGTTTGACGCAACGGCTCCTGGCGGCCCTGCGAGCAATCCAAATCCTGTCGCTCCGACGCCTCCGCCTATGGCAAAGCTCTTCGACAACAGCGCAAAGCAAGGCGAGATGACCAGACGCAGACGTCGAAGCGCGGGATTAATGGCTACGCTTGGCGCGGGAGGGATCAGCACGCAGTGAACGCAGTTCAAGAGCAAGCGAAGCAGCTTTCCAAGGTGCTGCTTGAGAAGGTCCAGCAATGGCGCACGTCCTGGGAGGAAATCTCTCGCTACGTGCACCCTCGGTTGCAGCATTCGCAATCTACATCTGGCGGGATCAACCTGACCAAGCCGGATGAAAAGATGAACGCGGATCTGTTTGATACGACTGGCGTTCTTGCTTTGCAGATCAACGCGGGCGGCATCCTTGCTTGGATGACTCCACGCGCGGAACGGTGGTTTGCTTTCTCTTGTCCTCCTGAGTTGGACGAAGACGAAGAGGCTAAGGCGTGGCTCAATGAGGCTACGGATACGGCCTACCGGCATATCACGGCATCGAATCTCTACACGGCATTGTTTGAGATGAACCTTTGTCGGTCGAGCTTCGGGACCGCGTGCATTTCACGGGCCTGGGACGATGCCAAGAAGCGTTTGGTTTTCGCGAGTGAGCGGCGCTTTGCTTGCACTGAGTCGGGCCCGGATGGAACCGCTGACACCGTGCTAGTCGAGCGGACGTTGACCGCACAAATGGCGGCGCAAATGTTCGGCTTGGAAAATCTTTCCAAGGCGGTGATGGAGATTGCGACGGATGCGGCCAAGCGGTTGACTGCGGCGGAATACGTCAATCTTGTTTTCCCGAATCCCGACTTTGACCCGGCTTCACCGCTCGCTACGGAACGTCGTTATCGTTCTGTGTGGATTCATACGGCAGACAATTACATTTGCTCCGATGGCGGCGTTGATTCATCGCCCTATCTGGTGACTCGATACTTGAAATGGTCGAGCGATCCCGCCGCGCCTTACGGGTTTTCCCCCGGTATGCAAACCCTGCCGGATCTGAAGCAAGCGAACCGCATGGAGCAAATGCGCGACGCCGCCGTTGAGGTTCGCCTCAATCCTCCGGTGATGGTCCCTCACGATTTCAAGGGTCGCGTTGACTTTCGACCGCGCGGCGTCACGACGTTGACTGCCGGGGGCGGCAAGCCTGAGTTGTGGCAATATCAACCTGACACGCAAGAGGCTGCGGTAAGCCTGCAGGAGAAGCGGCAACGCATCCAAGAAGCGTTCCACGTTCCGTTGTTTGCGATGTTTCAGCAATTAGACAGGGAGATGACCGCAACGGAAGTCCAGGCGCGGCTGGGTGAGAAGCTGGACAACATCTCGCCGACACTTGGCCTTTATCACGACGAAGTTCTTGCGCCCTTGGTCGAGTGGATTTTCCTGACGCTTCTCGAAGCTGGGGAGTTTGGCGGAATCGACGACATCCCCGAGACGCTGCAAATCGTTGACGACCTGGGCGCATTCGTTCCGACTCCGAAAGTCGAGTTCTCGAATCGAATGAGCGTAGCAATTCAGACCGCGAAAGACGCGGCGGCGGTTGCTGCGGTCGAGCGTGTCGCTGGATTCCTGCAAGTCCAGCCTGATCTGATCGACGAATTCGACCTTCGCGAGATCGTTCGCGAATATTTCACCGCAACGGGCGCAAGTCCTAAGCGGCTGCGCTCACTCTCCGACGTGCAACGGATGCGCGACGAGCGAGCATTCCAGCAAGCGCAAATGATTGCGGCGGCGGAAGCGGAAGGGGAGGGCGTGCCATCATGAGCGACGAACGAAAACAACTGGCGATTGCGCTAGTAAACCTGTCCCGAAACAGTGATTTCCTGATCTTCATGGAGTGGCTGAAAGAGAATTCATGGTGGGGTCAAGGTCCATTCGACGCTGCGAACTTCGAAGCACTCCGCGCGGCTCACATCGAAGGAAGACAATCCCTAATTAGACTAACCAAAATCGAAATTGAAGCGGCGAAAGCCATTTTGAATCATGAGTGAAGCCGTTGAAACTCCCGTCGTGGAGACCCCTATTGTCGAAACTCCCGTTGTGGAGACTCCCGTCATTGAAACGCCAGTCGTAGAACTTCCGGCCTTCCGGGTGCCAGGAGAAGGCGCGACCGCTGAAGAATGGACCGCTTGGCGTGCTGCTATCGGCGCCCCGGAGACTCCTGAAGGCTACGAGATCGGAGACGACGACAACGCGAAGGCTCTCGCGGCGCTGCTGCACAAGCACAATATCCCTACGGCGGCGGCCAAGGAGTTGACGGCGGTGGAAGCTGCCAGGGCGGCGAAGGAGGCGGAGGAAACCAAAGCCTACACTGACGGGCAGGTTGCTTTGTTGAAAGCCGAGTGGGGCGACAAGCTGGGCGAGAACACACAGAAAGCGGACGCGGCAGCCAAAGCTTTAGGCGTCAATCTTGACGAGGTTGGAGACGCTGCGCTCATCAAAGTCTTTGCGAAGCTGCATACTTGGATGGCGCAAGATACGCGGATGCAATCAGCGATGGGAGCTAATGGCGAATTCCTTTCTATGATTCGCGAAGATACTCGCACAAAAGCCCTTGACATCATGAAAAATCCTTCAAACCCTCTGCATACAAGATACCGTAACGGTGATCCTGAAGTGAATAAGCAGGTTCTCGCGTTGCTCGCCTCCAACTGATCCACACACAAACACACTAGAACATGCCTACTACTCGTATGCTTCGCGACTGGGAACGTGATACCGTTGAGAACGGTGGAGCGCTGACCTATTCTGCAAACCTTACTGCTGCCGTTGCTGGCTTGCAGGATGTCGTTCTCTTCACCTGCGCCTTGACTGGTGGCGCGGAGATCGAGGTTCCAACAGGTGGAAGGCTTGGGCAAAAAGTGATCCTGATTCTGACTGCTTCCGGGCAAAGCCGCACGATCACAAAAGATGGCGCTTTGCTTGGTCCCGCGATTGGTGCTTCTGGCGTTATCGCAAGCGGCAAAAAGCGCGTTCTTGAATTGACCTGTATCGGAACGGATGAGTGGTTCATTACGAACGACCGGGAAGATGATTGATAGAACCTGAACATCCCAACAACACACAACACTCTAGCTAAACACTACCATGGCTGAAACTGCTGCAACTTTCATTCCGAACCATTTTCGAGATGCGTTCGCTACAAACTGGGACTTCGCTGCCCAACAGATCGGCTCGCGCCTTTCCTCCTACGTCACCATCGAGGAAGTGATGGGCGAGCGGAAACGCTTCAACCGTTACGCTCAACGCGCAAACCTGACCGTCAAGGAAGGCCGTGCTACCGCTACCAAGGTTCGCGATCAAGAAAGCGATCTTCGCTGGTTGCTCGCCGATGAATATGACGATGCCGTTCGTATCGACGAGTTCGACGAAGTGCAACTTGCTGACATCACCGGGCCGAAATCCGGCTTGATCCAGAGCATGATGAACGCGGCGAATCGCACGGCTGACCGGGTGATTCTTGACGGCATTGCGGCGGCTGCGACTATCGGCAAGAACGGGACCTCTACGGTCAACTTCGACACCACGAACCAGCGGGTTGCTGCTAACTTCAACTACGGATCTGACGGCGTGACGGTTGGAACGTCTGGTGGTCCTTTCTCTCTGGACAAGATCCGCCGTGCGAAGGAAATCATGGGCGCGGCGGAAGCCTTGCAAGATTCCGGTGCCGACTCTCGTCCGGTGATTGTCGCTCGCATGAAGGATTTGGACAAGCTCTACGGCTTCCTCCAAACCAAGTCTCTGGATGTTCAACTGCCAAAAATGTATGATCAAAAGTTGGTCGAGCAAATCATTGGTTGCGACATCCTGCGGAGCGAGCAAGTCTACGACGACGGAACCAACGCGTGGCTATACATGTGGGTTCCTTCTGGCGTGAAATTCGCTGCTGGTCAGTGGAAGACCTACATGGACATTCTGCCGACGCAATCCCACGCTTTGCAATGCCGGATCACCGGGCGCATGGGTGCGGTTCGCTACGACGACAAGAAGGTCGTTCGGATCGAAGTCACGAAATAATCTTCGACACTGGAGGGGCCTTGCTCCTCGTTCATGGAGGGCGGGGAGCTTAATTGCTCTTCGCCCTTTTTGCTGCCTACCAAAATGACAGACACTCAAATTTGCAACCTCGCGCTAGGAAAGATTTCCGCGCCGTCCATCGTTGACCTGAACGAACAAAGCGCGGTTGCGGAAGTCCTCCGCACGCATTTTGAATCTGTTCGCCGCGAGGTCATCGCGTCCTCTCCTTGGCCGTTTGCAACCAAGCGCGTCAAGGCTACGCGTTTGACCGCTGGACCAGCCTGGGGATATACCTACGCCTTCCAGATGCCAACGGATTACGTGTTCGTCATCGACGCTCTAGCCGAAGATGAATCGAGGATCGCCCGGGATCGCTACGTGGTCGAAGGCAACCAACTGCTGACCGATGAGGGGACTTGCCTTCTGAAGTATGTCGCGGAAGTGACGGACCCAAACCAGTTTCCAATGCTGTTCGTGAATGCGTTCTCGCATCTCCTAGCGGCTCGGATCTGTCCGGCGTTGACCGGGAACGCGCAACTCGGGGCTCTGCTTGAGTCCCAGGTTCCCGACCTGATCTCCAAGGGATCGGCCAGCAATCAAAACGAGTCGAGAGACCGTCAGGTTGACTACACGCTATTTTGCGAGAGCATTTCCGCTCGCTACAGTTAAACTTGTGTTATACTAACACCCATGACGATTGACGGCGTTGAGTTGTTTGTTATCCCAGGAATCGACAACTACCTTATTTCTCGATGCGGGAAAGTTTGGAGCATGGCTAGAAAGATTCCGACAAAAGGCGGGGCTATGTATTCCCGTCGAGGTAGATGGTTGAAACAAGTTCCGACAACGGCTGGATATCCCCGCGTTACAATCGGGAAAGACAGGCTTGTGCATCGGCTCGTTGGTAGCGCCTTTCTTGGCTTGATGGAGGATCAGTGGATTGACCACAAGGACGGCGACCGCTCCAATAATCACGTCGACAACCTCCGTATTTGTGATCCGAAGCAAAACCAATGGAACAAGAAAGGGTTTAGCAAAGGCGGGGTAAAGGGGGTTTCTCAATATAAAAAGACCGGGCGATGGAGGGCGATGATCAGAAAGAACGGGAAGAATGTTTACCTTGGTTCTTTCGGCACAAAAGAAGAAGCCGGTGAAAGATACCGGGAAGAAGCAAGAAAGCTTCACGGGGAATTCTTGAAAACTGCATAATGCTAACCCAGGTCTACTCACTTTCGGGCGGAGAGATTTCCCGTCGCCTATGGTCACGCTCCGACCTTGAACGCTATTACTCCTCGGTTGCGGAGCTTACCAACTTCCAGACGCTCCGTTATGGAGGCATCACGCGGCGGGCTGGATTCGAGCACGTTGACACGTTCGGAACGGCTGACGTTCGCTTGATCCCGTTCCGGTATTCTGCCGGGACTGCGTTTGTCCTGGCGTTCACGGACGGCTTGATTCGCTTTTACACTGGCGGCGCGGTTGTGACCTCTGGCGGCATTCCGGTCGAGGTTGTTTCGCCCTACTTGGAAGCCGACCTTCCGAACGTCCGCTATGAGCAGATCGGGAACGTCATCTACTTGACCCATCCGAGCTATGCGCCCCGCACCCTCACGCGGGTTTCAGATACGTCTTGGACGCTTGCGACGTTTGCGTTGTCTGCGCACCCGTTCAAAGATGAGAACACCGTTACAACGCTGACCGTGACTCCATCGGCGACCACGGGAACGGGCGTTACACTCACGGCATCGGCTGCGCTCTGGGATGCTGAACACGTTGGGGCCCGGTGGCGCATTGGGCACGTTCGGGCGGCGAATACGGTTTCGGTTGCGCTGACCGGAACCGGCAATTCGTCTTCGCTTTTGGTCCAGGGGGATTACGTCTTCCGCACATCGGGAACCTGGACGGCTACCGTTGCAATTCAGGAGAGCCTGGACGGCTCAACCTGGGAAACGGTCCAATCCTGGGCGGCTGCCAACGATACGAACATCACGTTCAACGGCTATTCTGACCGGCCTGTTTACGTTCGAGCGTCGGTCACTGCTTACACGTCCAGTTCCGGCACTCCCTCGGCATCGGTCGACGCATTGGATACCGTCGTTTGGGGCTCTGCGCTCATCACTGCGCGGGCCTCGTCCACGTCCGTCACAGTCACAATTGAGGAACCTCTGTTCTCAACCGGGGCGACCTACTACCATGCAGAAGGATCATGGAGCGCAGCGGCTGGATACCCTCGCCAAGTGCTTTTGCACGAGGGGCGACTATGGTTTGCGGGGACCACGGATGAACCGTTGACCCTCTGGGCGTCCGCTGTCGATCAATACAACGACTTCCGGCGTCTTGCTGGCGCTCCTGATCTTGCGATTCAGCGGACGCTTTATAGCGCAACGGCGGACCAAATCCAATGGATGATTTCCCGTGGTGGGGCCATCATCGTGGGGACTGCAGGCGACGAGTGGGTAATCCGCAACGCGGCGGATCTTGACAACGCGGAAGCGGCCAAGTCTACAGCCTACGGTTCTGCGGATGTTGCGGCTGTCGAGCTTAATGACTCGCTCCTTTTCATCGAGAGGCGAGGGGAGCGGATGCGCGACTATATCGGGCTAGACGTTCAACGCGATGACCTGGCGCGGGATCCATACGCGGCGGGCGACCTTACCCGGGTGGCGGAGCATATCACGAAGACCGGCATCAAGCAGATGGCGGTGAGTCAGCAACCTGACCCGATCATCTGGGCGGTCGTCAATGGCAACCTGATTGGCCTGACCTATGACCGGGCGGAAAACGTGATGGGTTGGCATCGTCACACGGTTTCCGGCACCGTGATGAGCGTTGCGACGATCCCAGGAACCTACGGCGATGAGGTTTGGATCGCAGTGACCCGGGCCGGCCAAAGTCGCATCGAAAGAATGCACCCGGCAACGCCTGAAAATGCGCTTGCGGGGCTCACTTCGGATTGTCTCTTTCTCGATGCCGGAAAGCTGGTCAACCTTGGGACTTCGGGGACGGTCGTGAGCGGCCTGGATCACCTGAACGGCATGACGGTTGACGTTCTGGTGGACGGCGGGACGCATCCGCAAGTTGTCGTTTCGGGCGGCTTTATCACATTGGAGCGGGCTGGGACAAAGATTGCTGTCGGCTTGCCTGTTGTTGCTTTGGTCGAACTGCTTCCGCTGGTCGCGCAAACGCAATCAGGATCGACTCGCAATCTGATCGGGCGCGTGTCTGAAGTCACAGTAGACATTCATCAGACGTTCGGCCTTGAGTATGCGGATAGCATCAACGGGCGCTGGTATGCTCTGACGCAACGGATTGGCACGGATGATCCTATGCTTCCTCCTCCGCTGCGTTCTGAACCTGTGCAGCTGCCGGTTGCTGGTGCATATTCCAGGGCTCCACGTATCAAGATGCGCCAAGCGGTCCCGCTTCCGGCGACTATTCTTGGTTTGTCGGTATCCTGGGAAGCGTCCGAGCGTTGACATAGTGCGAAAACCTGCATAGTAGGGAGATCATGGCTTTTCCTCTTCTTGGTATTCTCGCGGGCGCATCCGCTGGCGGGCAAGTATTGGGCGGCTTGGCTGGCAACAAGGGCGCGAAAGAGTCGGCATCCGCGCAAGTCCGAGCGGGCCGAATCGAGTTTAAGGCCGCGCAAGCAAACGCAAAGCTGTTCGATGCACAAGCGAAGCAGCTTCAGAAGAATGCCGGTGAGGCTATTTGGCGCGGGAAGTTCATTGCGGGACAGATCCGGCAACAATCGGAAATCAATACCTTCCTTTCGGGCATCGAATACACGGAGCAACTACGGATGGCCGACGTGATCGACCGGCAAAGCGGCCAAGCTCTTTCCCTGGCGCTATCCAAAGAGGCGGAATTCGCCATTGAAGCAAAGGCCGTTGACGATGCCGCTATGGTGGCAGGGGTTCGGCAAGCGAAGGCAGGGCGGGAATTTCTCGGGCGCGAGCGTCAGGCTACGGCGTCCAGTGGTTTCGTCGGATCCGGCAGTGAGCTTGACCGGCTGGTTGAATCTTCCTCTCGCCTTGAGTCTGAGCGGTTCACAATGGCAACGGAGGCGGCGAACGA